TACCGAAAGGGCCTCCGGCCACCCTATCAACAACGGAAATTCTGGGGAAGTGCTGAAATTACGGGGCGAGGCGAAAATTTTTCATTGGGAAATATCGGGGGTCGGGCGTGACGCAGTATCTGGGCGAGGACGTGGTGGCGCGGGTGAAGGCGGCGACGGATCTGGTCGCGGTGATGGGCGATTACACGACGGTCAAGCGCGCGGGCGCGCATCACGTCGCGTGCTGTCCGTTCCATCAGGAGCGCACGCCGTCGCTGACGATCTACGACGACGGGCGCTATCACTGCTTCGGCTGCGGCGCTGACGGTGACGCGATCAAGCTGGTGCAGGAATTGGAGCGCGTCGACTTCATCGATGCCGTCGAGACCTTGGCGCGCCGCGCCGGGATCGTGATCGAGCGCAAGGCCGGCACCGGTCCGTCGAAGGGCCAGCGTCAATCGCTGCTCGCGGCGGTCGAGCTTGCCACCGCGTTTTATGCCGGCTGCCTGGCCAACGATGCTGGCGCCGCCGCGCGCACATACCTCGCGCAACGCGGCTACACCGACGCCACCGTCGCCTCGTTCCGGCTCGGCTGGGCACCTGGTCGCGGCGCGTTGGTGGCGCATGCGCACGCCGCTGGCATCGATCCAGCGTTGCTGGTCACTGCTGATCTGGCAGTCGACCGCGATGGTCGCCGCGTCGATCGATTCTTCGATCGCATCATGTGGCCGATCTGTGACCGCTTCGGGCAGCCGATCGCATTCTCGGCGCGCATCCTGCCCGAGGCCGAGCGCCGCGCGAAGGAAGCCGGCCACAGCGTCGGCAAGTACGTCAACACCCGCGACACGCCGCTCTACCGCAAGGGCGACGGACTCTACAACCTGCACCGCGCCCGCAGCGCGGCACGCGACGCCGGGCAGTTGCTGCTGGTCGAAGCGCAGACCGGCGTCATGGCCGCGCATCAGTGCGGCATGACCGCGACCACCGCAGCGCTGGGCACCGCACTGACCGCGCAGCAGGCCAAGCTGCTCGCCACTGCTGCTGGTGACGGTCGCTTGGTCGTGGTCTTCGACGGCGACGCCGCCGGCCGCGATCGCGCTGCCAAAGCCGTGGCCGAACTGCTGGCCATCGGCGCGCCATCGTCGGTCGCCACGCTGCCCGACGACCACGACCCCGCCGAACTGCTGGTCGAACATGCCGACCCCGCCGTCGGCCGCACGCTCTTCGACGACGCGATCGCCAAGGCGTGCGACGACGTGACGTACCTGCTGCGCACGATCGCGCCCGACCCGGCCGCGCTGCGCAATCACGAAGTCCTTGCCGCCGCCGACGCCATCGTCGCGGTGTTGCGTCGCATCCCGGATCCGGATCTGCGCGATCTACACGCGCAGGGGGCCGCCAAACACCTGCGGCTGCCAGCATCCACCCTGCGTCGCCGCATGGGTGGCGATGAAAAACCACCGGAAAAAATCGATCTTCCCGACGACACGACGACACCGGCCCCGCCCGTACCCGGACTCCACGACACTGTCGCGCAACCTCCCACTGGGGGCGGTGGGGATGTTACCGCGCCAACGACCGCGACCGAACCACCGCCCGAACGCGCCCTCACCGACTGGGGCAACGCCGAGCGCCTTGTGGATCGCCACGGCCTCGATCTGCGCTACGTCCACGACTGGGGCCACTGGCTGATCTGGGGCGGCACGCACTGGCAGATCGACCACACGCAAGAATCCACGCGGCGGATGAAAGACACCATCCGCACCACCATCGGCGCCGAGATCGCCACCACCACCGAAACCATCACACGCCTGCGTGACGAAGTCCGCAACCTCGAATCCGTCAACACCCGCGTCAAACACAGCGATCTACGGCGCGCCCAGAACGCCTACATTTCCGCGCAGCGCCATCGCAAACAGTTGACGCGTCACCTGACGACCAGCGAAAACACCAGCCGCCTGCGCGCTGCTCTGGAATCGACGCAGTCGCAATCCGGCGTCGGCGTCGCCGTCACCGCGATCAACCGTGACCCATGGCTGTTCGCCGTGCGCAACGGCGTGCTCGATCTGCGCACCGGCGAACTGCGTCCGCATGACCGCGCCGACCTGATCACGCGCTGCGCCCCGATCGATTACCGCCGCGACGCCTACAGCGAACGTTGGGCGCGCTTCATGGAAGATTTGACCGGCGGCGACGAACAGCTTGAAGCGTACCTGCAACGCGCCGCCGGCTACAGCCTGACTGGGCTGACGCGCGAAGAAGTCGTCTTCCTGGTCCACGGTCCCGGCGCCGCCGGCAAGTCCACGTTCCTCTCGGCGCTGCAAGGCGTGATCGGCGACTACGCCAAGACCACCGACTTCGAAACCTTCCTGGCCTCCCCCAATCCGCGCGCGCGCGAACAGTACCTGGCAGCGCTTGAAGAAGCCCGCCTCGTCGTCTGCTCCGAATCCGGCAGCGGCAAACGCTTCGCCGAAGAGGCGATTAAGAAAGTCACCGGCGGCGACGCCGTCCTGGCGCGGCGGCTGTACGCCGAGCCCTACGAATACATCCCGCGCTGGAAACTGTGGCTGGTCTGCAACGACCCGCCGTACGTCAGCGACGTCGACAGCGGATTCTGGCGCCGCCTGCAATGCGTCGCGCTCACCAACTCGATCCCCGCCGCCCTGCGCGACAAGGATCTCAAGACCTACCTGCGCGAAGATCCCGACACCCGCGCCGCCGTGCTGTGCTGGATGGTCAACGGCGCCCTGGCATACGCGCGCGAAGGTCTCGCGCCGCCCGCGTCGGTGCTGCGTGCGCGCGACGCCTACCGCGCGTCCAACGACCCCATCGCCGACTGGCTTGCCGAACGCACCGTCTGGCGCACCGAACACAGCGCATGGGTCTCATGCGCCGAACTTGCGCTCGACTACCGCACCTGGTGCGAACACCTCGATCAAAAACCCCTGTCGCAAAAAGCGCTGGTCAAGCGTCTCGAAGCGCGCGGTGGCAAACGGACCCAGGGCCGTCTCGATGGTCGCGTCGTCAAACACTGGACCGGCGTACGCCTGCGCCGCCCGAACGAAGACGACGAAACCGTCCCCGCCAACGTGCCGCCGATGCTCGGCGCCGGCGACCCGCCCGACCGCATGACCCCCGAAAAATCTGTAACCGCATCTGTAACCGCATCTGTAACCGGAAAAAACGCAGACCACTCGTTGCGGTTACAAACCGACGAAGCGACCACCCATGACCCCATCACCATCCCCGACACCAACCCACCACCAGCCACCGATGCCGCCGTGTATCCGGTTACGTATCCGGAAATGTACCCGCACAAGTCCAGTACTGACAACGCTGTACCCGCAAAACCGGAAAACGGCCCGCACGCGCGCGCACACACGGGCGCGCACGCCCGCACGCGCGCGAATGAAAATCTTTCTCCAAAAAAATGCATAGAAAAAGATAAAGACTCAGCGGTTACCGGTTACAGCCCCGCCGGCGAACCAACAGCCCCGACGCGCGGCGACCGACTGACCGCCGACCCATCGCCCGCCGAAGACGCCTTCGCCGACGACAGCATCCCCGACCTCAGCCCGCCCCCCGACGAACCACCAGCCCAAGGCGAACCGTCATGGTAGATCCCTCGCCGCATCCACGCACGCACCACCACCCCGACATCCAAGGCGACCCCGGCGGCTACCTGCTCGCCCTCGACCAGGCCGCGCGCGAACTGACCGCCGCCATCGACGACGCCACCCGCAGCGTCGATCGCCACCGCGCACACGCACTGTCACTAGCACACCAGACCATCAGCCGCGAACGCAACGACGTACGCGATCGGCTGTCGCTGCTGCCGGCGTGTCTGGGGAATGCGTCGTGACGTCGCAGCCGCTGCTGATGAGCGCACCCATGGTGCCCGGCACGATCGCCGGAATCAAAACCCAGACGCGCCGCACGCGCGGACTGGATGCGATCAACGAAGATCCTGGCCAATGGATCGCCGCCGACCCGCCCACCGACCGCGACCCGCTGTGGATGCTGCGCGGTCGTGGCCACACGCATGGCACCGCGACGTGCGGCCCGGCCACACTCCTGAAATGTCCTTATCGCCTCGGCCACGCATGGATCCGCGAAACACACATGATCGAAAGCAATCGCGGCATCGACTGCGCACAACACTATCCGCCGCCATTCTGCGATGGCCGCCCGATCCACCGCGTCACCGAAAGCGAAGATCCGAACCAGGGACCATACTGGGAACAATGCCACTACGCCGCCACCGATCCCAAGCCCGAACTGTGCGACGACGACGGCGCTCTCATGGGCTGGCGTCCATCAATCCACATGCCGCGCTGGGCATCGCGCATCTCGATCGACATCAGCAGCATCCGCCTCGAACGACTGCACGACATCAGTGAAGCCGACGCTATCGCCGAAGGCATCGAACCGCTCAACGGCAACGGCCCGAACCGCTGGACCGTGACCGTCGACAACGTCGGACTGTCGGCACCGACGGCCAAAGAGGTCTACCGCGCGCTGCGGTCGTGGCGGCACGGCTACGACGGTCCTCTGGCCTGGGACGCCAATCCCTGGGTGTGGGCGCTCACCTTCCGCCGCTGCGAAGACCCGGAGGGCCTGTGACCGCCGACATCAGCCCCTGCGGCACCTACCGCTACAGACTGTCGCGAACCTGGGGAATCCGTACCAGCCGCGATCGCCTGCTGGTGTGCATGCTCAACCCCAGCACCGCCGACGCGACGCAGGACGATCCAACCATTCGTCGCTGCATCGGCTTCGCCAAGCGCGAGGGGTGCTGCGGCCTCGACGTCGTCAACGCCTACGCCTTGCGGGCCACCGATCCGAAGGTTCTCCGCACGCACATCGATCCGATCGGCACCAAAAACGACGTCACGTTATTCACGGCGGGAAGGCTTTACGCGTTCTGCCTGGTCGCGTGGGGAAGCAACATCGATACCGCGCGCGAACGCGACGTCTCCCGCCTGTTGTCCTCAACCGGTGCATGGCTGGGGTGTCTCGGCGTCACGAAAGACGGACACCCGCGCCATCCGCTCTATGTGCGCGCCGATCAGCCGATCGTTGCATGGAACCTCCCGTGACCACCGCCGCGCCCGTCAACCTCGACACCGCCGCGCAAGACCGTCTCTTCGACGGTCAGATCACGCCGGCGCAGACCAACGTCGCGGCGATCCAGGAATACGCGCGTTCGATCCGTCGCAAGCAGGCCCTCGGCGAACGCCTCTCCCCCGTCGAACTGAAAACCTTGGAACGCGCCGCGTTCCTCGAAGTCTCCACCGTCGTCTGGCGCGACCGCGCCGACTGCGCCGCCGAAATAAAAACCCTCTGCGGCCTCACCTACAACGCGCTCGACAAACGCAAATGCCCGTGGAACGCCCACGGCCCAACCGAAAAGTATCCGGTCCTGCGCTGGCTCGCGCAGATCCTGGCCGGCGAAGTCGCCGTCGCCAAAGCGCGCGCCCGCGAAGCCAAAGTCGACTGCGCCGTCGACCGCGAACAAGAAGCCGCCCGCCTGCGCCGCCTGGTCGCGCAAACCGACCACGAAGAAACCCAAGTCGCGCGCCTCAAAGAACGCCTGCGCATCGAAGCCGACGACAGCGCCCGCCAGATCGTCATCGACCTCTGTGGCACCCTGCGCCGCACCCTGATCGACGAACTTCCCGCGACCCTGGTCGAACTCGCCCGCGCCGCCCCCGACGACCGCGCCGCCGCCGAACAATCGATCCGCGCCGCCCTCGACGCCGCGATCGCCCGCGCAATGGCGACACCTGCTCCTGCTCCCGCACCGATCACCACAGGGGTTCCCGCATGATCATTTCACACCTGCACATGTTCCGCACCGGCGACAACGGACCGCTGAAAGGATCGATTACCATCCAAGGCACGGCTGGTGCCGTCTCGCTCCAACTCGACGAAGCATCTTGCCAGCGCATCATCGATGTCATGCGCACCGGCATGCGATCGTGCCTCGACGCGCTGGCCACCGGGCTGCGCACTGAAATCGAGTCAAGGACATAACCATGACCTTCGACGTGGATGTGCCACCAGATCCCGCATCACGGCAGTCTGCATCTGCATGCGCGCAGCGGCAGCGCGTCCGATCCGTCGCTGTCCCCGCCACGCTGCTGCTGCGCGCCGCCGTGCGGCTCGAACGCGAAGCGCGCCACCTGGGGCAATCGTACCGGACGCCACCGCCCGATTGCACATGGGACAACCTCGACGCCCTGCGCCAGTTCAACGACTACCGCACGTTGGCCAAGGAACTGCGCCGTGCTGCGCGAGGTGCGCCATGACGATCACCCTCCGTCCCCTCGCCCAACCCACCGCCCTGCGCTGCGCCGACTGCGGGCGCGCGGCAACGTGTATGATCGAACGCGTCGCCGACGGCGTCACCACGCGCCGCGCGTTGTGCGACGATGCCGCCCGCGACGTGGCGCGCGCGCATGATCTGCTGTGGCCGCCGCTGACCGACGCCGACATCGAGGTGCCCTGATGTTCATCCGCATCGTCTATCCTGGATCACCCGACCACTTCACCGGACGCCGCGCGCCTGATCCGAATCCCGCGACCGCGCCCGACGTGGCGCCCGTGCCTGATGCCCGACCGTCGCACCAGCGCGCCCATCACTGGGGCGAAGGCAGCGAAACGCGCGCGCGGCGCACGCGCCGCAATGCCCGGCGGAAAGCACCATGAACGAACTCGCCTGGCTCCGGCACCTGCTGGATCACGCCACCGCGCGCGATCAACGCGAGATCTTCCTGATCGACGACACCGCGATGGCGCCCAACCGCATGATCCGCGTGCGTCCCGGCCTGCTGGGCATGACCACCGCCCTGCGTCCACCGCAATATTCCAACCCACGCGCCACCGTCGTCACTGTCACCTGCGCCGATCTGCGTGCCTGGCTGCGGGCGGTGACGCCGTGACCGACCTCATGCCCTGCCCATTTTGCGGACGAACACCGCAGGGGGTCAATTATCAGCGCCGCTACGACTTCGACTTCGCCATTGAATGCGAATGCGGCGCCTGCATGTCGAAATGCGAGTACGCGGGCGGTCGCGGAGCGCGTACCGAGGAAGAAACGGTAGCTCAGTGGAATCGGCGTTCGGAGGTGAAGCCATGAAGTCTCTACGAATCACCAAATCCCGAGAATGGATCGTTAACATTGAATGGGATCGAAAGCTGAACACCGGAATTTTTTCCAGACACAAATCAGAGGCCGAGGCGCGCTCGCATCTGCGCAAAGTCGTCGAGGCCGACCCGCCAACGCGGTGGCGCATCGTCTCGGTCCGCGAGGTCAGAGCGGTGCTCGACGATTTCGGCGTCGGATGGGACGCTGACGACATGGACAATCCACCACCTCCAACGCTGTCCGCCGCCATCCACATCACCCCGTGACCGCCAACCTCGCCACCCTCGCCCGCGACCTCCTCGCACCCCCGCCCGCCCCCGACTGCTGGGCGTGGCACCTTCAGCACGTCGCCACCGCGCCGCCGTCCGAAGGCGATCGCCGTTGGTCGCCGCGTCGCGCTCGGTTGTTTCGGCACTGGCATCACCTGGTCAGTGCGCGCCTGTCGGGCCGCGCGCCCGCGCATGATCCGCACGCGGCGCGCGTCGAAGAAATCTGGGTCGTCGCGGGATCACAGATCGGCAAGGATCGCAACTGGGTCAACGCGGTGATGGCCTACGCGATCGACTGCTACCCGCGCGCCATTGGATACTTTCTGCCGCGCCACCGCGATCTCGCCAAGATCTTCCGTGGCCGCATCCGTCCGCTGATCGAACGCACGCCGCGCCTGGCGCGGCACCTGCCGCAGTCCGATGCCGCGCGGCAAGACGCGCTGTCGGTGGCGATGCTCAACGTCGGCGCCGCGCTGATCTACCCGCTGTGCGCCAGCGTCGCCAACGATCTACGCAGCCATCCGCTGCGCCTCGAATTGTGGAATGAATTCGACATTTTGCCGTCGATTGTTCAGGACGAAGGCGACCCGATACAGCTCGGCCTCGATCGCATGAAGTCTTATCCGCGTGATCGCCTGGCCGTCGGCGGCACCACGCCGACGCTGATCGACGCGCACGGCTGGCGGCACCTGTGCCTGGGCAGCCACGAACGCCTGCTGATCCGCTGCCGCACCTGCGACGCGCACGCGTGGATCAATCCCGACCAGCTTGCCCCCGCCGAACCCGACCTGCCCACCGGCGTGATCCTGGCGCAAGACGCGGCGGTCTGGCGCTGCGCGCGCTGCGACGCTGCGCACACCTCGACGCAGATCGATCAAGCCATCGGCGATGCCACCGACCGCGACGGATGGACCGCCGCCGGCGGCTGGTGCCCCGGCGCGTGGGAAGTCAGTCAGGACGCGCCCGACGGCCAGTGGACCGCCGCCGCCGACAGCGACGCCGGCGGACGCATCGCCGTCGTCACGCCGCCCACCACCGCCAAACGCAGCGGCTGGCTGAACAGTCTGTACGCCACCGAAGACATCAGCCTGGGCCGATTCCTTGCGCATGAACGCGACGCCGCCAACGCCGGCGACAGCGAACAGCGCACACATACCAACACCTGGCGCGCCGAACCGTGGCTGCCGCGCGTCGAACCAGCCCCCGCCACCGCCGACATCGTCGCCGGATGCGCCGGCGGCTATCCACGTTTCACCACGCCGCCCGGCGCGCTGAAATTGCTGATCAGTTGCGACCAACAAGGCCAGCAACTCGAACTGTGCTGGTTCCCCTTCGTGGTGCGCGCGTTCGGCGCCTGGGGACGGTCGTGGCTGGTCGATGCCGGCGAAGTCCACGGCTGGGACGAACTCGAACAGTTGCAGGCGCGGTCGTGGACGGTCGCCGGCGCCGCGCGCCACGCCGACGCGATCCTGCTCGATGGCGCCAACGGCACCCTGCGCGTGCGCATCCAGACGTGGTCGGCCGCCGATCCGGCACACCGCCTGGTGCTGCGCGGCGTGCAATTCCTGGCGGTGCCGTGGCTCGAACGCCGCAACACCCAAGGCCGTGAAAAACGCAACCGCCGCCTGATCGCCGGCGCGCGTGTCTACTCCTACGATTCCACCGCACACAAGAACGAACTCGACGCGCGCCTGCGCAACGGCAACGCGTGGCTGCTCGACGGTCAACGGCAAACCGACACCGCCGCCGCGCAGACCGCGCTGGCCGCGCACCTGGAAAAAAACAAACGCTTGCCAATCCACACGCCTCCGTGGTCGCTGCCCGACGATCCGCCCGACGCGTACCTCAAATCGCTGACCAGCGAAGAGCGCATCGCCGAAATCAAAACCATCCCCGGCGAAGGCAAGCGCCCCGTCCTGGTGTGGAAACCCCGCACCGTCTACGACCACCGGGGCCAGGTCACCGTGCGCACCGACACCCACTGGTGGGACTGCGAAGTGCAGAATCTGGTCGGCGCCGACATCCTCGGCTGGAATCGCCTGCCACCCGCCGGCACCACCACCGCCCCGCGACGCCACTACGGCGCCGTGGGATCTGTCATCTAACCCCCGCCACCAAGGACACCCCATGGAACCACAAATCCCCAACCGCCTCGCCCGCCAGGGCCGGCCCGCCGCCACCGCGCCCGCGCGCGTCGAATCACCAGCGATGCAGGTAATGACCACCGACACCGTCCCGCCGGTCAACTGCCCCAGGTGCGGACGCGGCCAGCAACCGCGCATGCTGCGTCGCCGCCCCGGCGAGATCGACTGTGCCTGCGCGCTGTGTGGTAAGCCGTTCACCTACCGGCCACCAACGATCCGAGCGACCAACGACGCGTGACTGCCGTCTAAATGTGTATTACACATTTTGCGCGCCGCCCATCAGCCGCCTAGTCTCGCGCCGTGGCACGCCCGGCATCTTCGATCCAGGCTGAGATCGACACTCTAGAGACGTTCCTACAATCGACGGACGCGCTCTACCAGTCGATCGACGCGAACGGCATCCGCCGAACCATTGATCGCACCGGGGTCTCGACGCGCCTCGACCAGCTCTACGTGCAGCTCGGTCGCGTGAATGGCAGCGCGCCGATGATCGTGCGCGGCGTCCTCGACGGGCTGCGCTGATGCCCGCGCGTTCGCGTCTTGGTGTGATGCTGCGATCCGCCTGGACTGCGGCGGTGCCGCCGATCGTGCAGCGCGCGGTGCGTGCAACCTGGACAGCACTCAGCAACGTCGCCAGCGCGTACGACGCTACCGATCCGCGTCGCAAGACGCTGAACACCAAACGCCCCCCGGCTGGAACCGCCAATCAACTTTTGCTCGGCAGCCTGCCCCTGCTGCGCGCGTGGTCGCGCGATCTCGAACGCCGCAACCCCACCGCGCGCGCCGGCGTCGAAGCCCTCAAAGCGCTGGTCGTCGGCACCGGCATCGCGCTCGAACCGGCCACTGGCGACGAACGCGTCGACGCCGCGCTCAGCAAGGCGTGGAAAAATTACATCCGCCGCGTCTCGGTCGATGGCCGCGATCTGTACCACCTGCAATCCCTGACCTTCGCCGAAGTCGTCGTCGCTGGCGAGGGTCTCTGGCGTTTCACCGTCGACCCCGCCTTGGCCGCCGCCGGCCAGATACCCGTGCGCACCATCCTGCTTGAGTCCGAGTGGATCTGCGGCACCGGCGCCACGGGCCGCACGGTCGACGGCGTCACCGACATCGGCGGCGTCCTGGTCGACAAGCTGGGCCGTGCGGTGTCCTATCGGCTGCAAAACCCCGATTTCACCTTGGCCATCACCAGCGAGACCGTCCCCGCCGCCGAAGTCGCGCACATCTTTGAACCGCGCCGCGCCATGCAGTCGCGCGGCGAGCCGTGGTATTCTCCGCTGATTGAACGCTTGTCTCAGGAAGGCGACCTGATTTCCGCCGAATTGCAGGCCGCGGTCACCGCCTCATCGCTGGGCATCGTGATCACCAGTCAGGTGCAGGACCCGCCCGACACCACCGTCAACGGCACCGCCGAAGACCCCGCGCACACCGTGCGCCTGGGCGGCGTCGCGCGCCTGTACCCCGGCGAAAGCATCGAAGCCTTTTCCCACAACCGCCCCTCACAAGCCATCGCGCCGTTTCGCGCGACGCTGCGCGGCGACATCGCTGCCGCGCTGCGCATCCCGCAACGCTACCTCGACCGCGACGTGTCGCGCGCGAACTATTCCAGCATGCGCGCCGACATGCTCGACACCGATCGCCTGCTGGCACCGGTGCGCGAATGGTTCGGCCACGCCACCGCTGGCCGCCTCTACCGTGAAGTGCTGCCCTACCTCGCGATCCAGGCCGGCGTCGTGCTGCCGAAGGGCGCCGAAGATCTCTACCGCCTGATCCCTGACGGCCAGCCGTACGTCGATCCGTACAAAGACATCCAGGCCGCCGCGATGGCGATCGGCTGCGGTCTCTCGACCTGGGAAAGCGAAATCGGCAAGCGCGGCGGCGATCGCACCGACGTGTGGAAGCAGCTCGCCAAAGAACGCGACGACGCCGCCAGCCTCGGCCTGGTGCTGGATCTCAGCGGCACCAACGCGCCCGCCCCGCAATCGACGGCTGACATCGATCCCGCTGCCGACACCACCGCCACGGCTGACACTACCGCGCCCGCCGACGCAGCCGCACGCCGCGTGCCGTCGGTCGTCATCCACGCCCCACCAGCCGACCTGCGCCCCGTTGCCGACGCAGTCGCGTCGGTGCTGCGCCACGCGACGCAGACCGCTCCCGTCATCAATTTCACCGTACCGACGCGCGCGCCGCAGCAGATCGTGCGTGACGCCGACGGACGCATCACCGGAATCAAGGATCACACCCCATGAGCATGTCGAACGCCGCCGAAGCGGCCCTGCTGGATCTGTTATTCATCAACACCAACTGGGCAAACGTCGGCGATGCCACCGGTCTGCGCGGTGCGTCGACGGCCGGTTCGTACTACATCGCGCTGCACACCGCCGATCCCGGCGAGGCCGGCGACCAGACGACCACCGAAGCGACGTACACCAGCTATGCGCGCGTCGCGGTCGCGCGCACGGCCGGCGGCTGGACGCGCAGCGTGTCTACCATCAGCAACACCGCGCTGGTGCAGTTCCCGCAATGCACCGGCGGCAGCAACACCCTGACACACTTCTCGATCGGCGTCGCCGCCAGCGGCGCATCGCAGATCGTTTTGTCAGGCGCGCTGTCGTCTTCGCTGGCCGTCAGCAACGGCATCCAGCCGCAGTTCGCCGCCGCCGCGCTGACCGCCACGGCCGACTGATCCCATGGCCGGCTTTGGCAGCATCGGCGAGTGGTGCGACGCCATCACCAACGGCCAGGTCGTGCACAGCACCTTCCGCAAGGTGCCGTCGCAGAACGGTCCCGGCGCCGGCGGCTGGTGCGACCTGTCGATGGCCGCAGGAAATCCGCCGCCAAATTATTACGCCAGCGATCCGTTGGTCGGCGCCACGCTGTCGTCGCTCAAAGGCATCTACCACGGCGTCGATCAGGCGCCGGCGCAGAAGCATCTCGTGGACTTCTCGCTGACGGCGACCGTCGCTGCCTTCGTCGGCCAGTTCAAGCTGATGGACTATCTGCTATATTATCCGTTTATTGATCTCGACACGACCGATGCGCAACCGTTCGACAACCCCATCGCGCTGCCGCGCTACAGCGACGGCAACGGCGTGCTGGCGATGCTGGTGTGCGCCGCTCCCACCACCGGCGGCGGATCGTTTACCTTCGATTACCTCAACCAGGACGGCGTGGCCAAAACCAGCCCGTCGCAGATCTACAGCGCATCCAGTTACGGCATCACCAACCTGCTGACGCAGCAGCCAGCGATCAGCGGCACCGGCGGACCGTTCCTGCAATTGGCCAGCGGCGACACCGGCATCCGTTCGATCACCGGATGGACGAATCTCGTGTCAAACGGCGGACTCGGCACGGCGGTGCTGGTCAAGCCGCTGGCCGACTTCGCCACGCGTGAGATCGCCACCACCAGCGAACAGACGTTCGTCGATCGCCGTCCTGGACCGCCACGCATCTGGGACGGTGCGCATCTCAACCTGATCTGTGCGCCGAATGGTTCGCTGGGCGCCAACACCATCGTCGGCTCCGCGCGCTTCGCGTGGAATTAGAAAGAACACCCCATGGGCTTCACCTCACAAGACGACCTGATCACGCAACTGACCGCCGGCAAATACACGCGCCGCGATCACAGTAAGTCGATCACCCCCGCGCACACCGCCGGCGGCTGGAACTGTCTGGCCGGACTCGGCGGCTTTCCCAACGCGACGACCTACCCCAACGGCACCGACCTGCTGTGGTCGAACTGCTCCGAGACCGACGGCGACGGCACCACCGTCTTCGGCATTCCGCACGGCGGCAATCCCGGCGGCACCGCGACCAAGCATCTACTGAACATCGGCGCCTCTCTAGTCGCCGCCACCGGCGCGCCGTGGCAGGCGAAGCTGGTCGACCTGATGGGCTACTACCGCATGTCAGGTGCCAACGTCACCGGCACCAGCAGCCGCGCGCTAATCAACACCAACACCTTCACCGCCAGCAGCAGCAGCGGCCTGCTGCTGACGTACACCAACGATTTCCGCACCTACACCAAAGTGCGCTTCACCACGACGACCACGTTGCCGACCGGGCTATCGCTCAATACCGACTACTGGCTGGTCCGCGTCTCGGCGACCACGGCGCGCGTGGCCACCAGTTTCGCCAACGCCATCGCCGCCACGGTCATCGCCTTCACCGACGCCGGCACTGGCACGCACACGCTCAACTGCCGCGTCGCGCGCTATGACGGCGCCGGCGTCGAAGCCTTCTTCGTCTCGCAGACTGCGCCCACCGCCGGTGGTCCGACACTGTCGGCCAGCAGTTACACCAACAGCGCGGGCACTGCTGCCCGCGCGTTCCAGGGTTCGCCGACGTTCGGCGCGGCGGCTGACGCTTACGCGACGCGCATCATCAACAGCGGTACGGCGGCCGCTGGCCGCTATGGCGCTTTCCTGCCGCGACAGGGGGGCGACGCCGGCATCCTGTCGGTGGAATCATTCACCTGGTCGGCGGGCACGGCATACACCGGCTCGGGTGTGATCGCACTGTGCCTGGCCAAACCCATCGCGGACATCTCGATCCCCGTCACCGGCATGTGGTCTGAACGCGACTTGGTCAACCAACTGCCCAGCCTACCCAAGATCGAAGACGGCGCCTGTCTGACGTGGCTGCTGTTCGCAACCGCCGCGACCAACAACAACAGTCCCTTCACCGGCGCCATCGACGTCGGTTACGGCGGCTGACGTGCTGATTGGCAACGGTCTGCGCTTGGCGATGAATCCTGGCCGCCTGACTGGCGCTGATCAGGCGTATGCCATTGATCGCATGGCATCGTGGAATCGCGGCGACCGCAACTGGTGGGCCGGCGAAGGCTCCGTGCAAGCGGGCGCCAGCATCGCCAACAAGGACGCCTTCCCCAGCGGCTATCGTCATCCGTATACGTGGCAAATGGCGCCGAAGAATGGCGGCATGGCGTCACGCAATCGCGCGACCCTGACGCTGACACCCGGCGCGCTCAACGTCGCTGCCGGCATCAACGTCGCCGGCGACGCGACGCTGACGATCACTGCCGGCGCCGCGCAATTGCAATTGGTCGTCAGCGCCACCGGCACCGCGACGCTGACGTTGACCGGTACCGGCAATCTTGCTGGCGTGCTTGCCGCCGCCGGCACTGCGGCATTGACGCTGACCGCGACTCCTGCGTTGCTCGGCGCGCTCGCTGGACTGTCTGCAGCCGCCACCGTCACCCTGTCGGGCGCCTCCACGATCCGTGCGATCGGCGCGCTGGCCGGCGACATCCTTCCCTACGACCCGCTCAGCCCGCAGGGCTTGGCTGACGCGGTCAAGAACATGGCCGTCGACGGCGAATACACCCTGGCCGAAGTCCTGCGCCTGATCGTCGCCGCCGTCGCCGGAAAAGTCAGCGGCGGACCGGGGTCGCCAGTGTTTCGCGATCTCAACGACACGGTCAACCGCATCACCGGCACCGTGGACAGCAACGGCAACCGCAGCGTCGTCACCTACAACGCGGACTGATCGTGGCCTGGTTCGGCGATTGGCTGGGCGATTGGTTCGGCGATTGGTTCGGCGCCGGAACCGCGCCGACTGGCGACATCGCCGGCACCACCACCGCATCGTTAACCGGCGGCGCGACGCCCAGCGCTGTCGGCAGCCTCAGCGGTTCTGCCACCCTGTCACTGACCGGCGTCGACACGACGGGCGACACCGTTACCACGCCCGGCGGTGGCAGCGGACTGGTCTGGATCATCCCGCCCTATCCGCTTGCGCTGCCAGCCGTCACACCCACCGCGATCGCTTGGATCAGCGGTGCCGCGACCCTGACGCTGCGCGGCACTGCCCATGCGACCGCCACCGCATCGACGCCTGGAATCGCCGCGCTGTCGCTGTCGCTGACCGGCCGCGCTGCGCCCACCGCGATCGGAAACCTCGCAGGCAGCGGCACGTTGGCCATCTCTGCGCACGCGTCTGCCGACACCGTTTTCAATGACGACGACGAAGCCCTGTCGCTGTTGCTCGCTCTCGTCGGTTAAATGGTCGGTTAAATGTGCAATACACATTTTGCGAACGTCGCGCGGCTTCCCACGATCGGCCACTCATGACCGCCCAGCGCGTTTTGCACCGTCGCGATGCCACCGACAGCGGTCGCGTCTACCGCCGCTTCCGCGCAGTTGCGACGCAGGTGGCGGACGACGGCACGCTGCAACTGGTCGCGTCCACCGATGCGGCGGTGCCGATGGGATCCTGGCGCGAAGTGCTGGTGCACACGCCGTCCGCGATCGACACCACGCGAGCCGCGTCGCTGCTGATCAATCACGATCCGAATCAGATTGCAGGCAGCGTCACCGGCTTCGCGATCGCCGACGGCGAACTGCGCTGCGTCGCGTCCGTGATGCCTGACGCGAAATTGGCCACCGGCGTCAGCGTGCGTGCGGCGGTCAACGCCGGCGCGCTGCGCGGCGTCTCGATCGGCTACACCTACGACCTCAACGACGTCACCTATGACGAACCCCAGCGCACCGTCACGGTGAAACGCTGGCAGGCGCTCGAAGTCAGCCTGACCCCCATCCCTGCGGACGCCAACGCCGGCGTGCGCGCTTGCCCCTTCGACGCTGACGCCACCGGCGCCAGCACCAATCCCCAACCAAGGAATCCCGCCGTGCACAAAATCACTCTCCGCGCCCTCCTGGCCCTGGCCGCGACCTTCGCGCACCTCAAAGATGCCCTGGCCGCGCGCGCCGAGATCGTCGCCGCCGACAGCGACGCCACCGCCGTCGGTGAACGCGACCTGCGCGCCTGGGCCGATGCTCAGCCCAAACCCGGCGTCGCGCCCGTCGCCACACACGACGAAAGCGCCCGCGCCGAACAGATCGCCGACAGCCGCGAACTTGCCAAGATGGCCGAGTCGCACGGCCTGACCGCGTCCGACTACGTCGGCATGCGCAAGTCCGAAGCGCAGGCCAAGATGCTGGTCGATCTCGCCGCCAAGCGCGCGACCACGCCGCCCACGCAGGCGATCACCCGCGTCGCCGTCGATACCGTCGACAAGGCCCGCGACGCCGCCATCGGCGCCGTACTGCACCGCGCGAACCTGACCGGCGACCGCTTCGCCGCGATCCAGAACAACAACCCGCTGCGCGGCCGCAGCATGCTGGACATCGTGCGCGGCTTCGCGCGTATGTCCGGCGAAGTCGGCTGCGAAGACTGGTCGAAAACCGATCTGGCGTGGTACGCCCTGGGCCGCCGCGAGATGATCAGCGGTGCCCGCGCCGCCAACGTCGGCATCAGCGACTTCACCAGCTTTGTCTTCCTCGACGCGATCAACAAGGCCGCGCTCGCTGGTTACGAAATGGGATCGTCCAGCGTGCGCTTCCAGCAACTGGTCGACGTGCAGCGCGTCGCTGATTTCAAGACCTTCAACATCGGCACCCTGTCGGCCGGCAACCTGGTCAAGACGGCGGAAAACGCCGCCTTCCCCGAACTCGACAAGTCGGAAGGTAAGTATTCCAGCGCGTTGAAGATGTGGGGCGGCACCATGTCGCTGTCGTTGCAGGCGCTGGTCAGCGACGACACCGCCCAGTTCGAACGCAACCTGCGCATGGCCGGCGTGCTCGCGCTCAAGACGGTCGACAAACGCGTCTTCCAGAAACTGATGATGGGCACGTCGACCGACGAAGCGGTCTCGACCTGGACCAGCAACACCACCCCGAGCGCGACGATCGCCTACAACACCGCCGACACGGGATACGCCGCGCGGCAGAACGTCGGCAAGGTGCGCGCCGCCTTGCAAAACAAGGTTGGCCTCGACGGCAATCCGCTGGGCACCGCGCCGCGTTTCCTGGTCTGCGGCCCCACGCGCGAACAGGAAGCGATCGGCCTGATGTCGGTCGCGCCCGGCCAGCAGACCTCGCAGAACCCGTCGCTGCAAGTCGTCGCCAGCGCCTGGCTGGAAGCTGCGGCCCTCGCCGGCAACAGCGCGACCAGCTATTACCTGTTGGCCGACCCCAAAGAGGTGACCGGTCTGATGCTGTCCTACCTGACGGGCATGGACACCATCCAAGTGATGGAATACGACGCCGGCGCCGTCGCCGCGCGCAACTGGAAATTGTTCCTGCCGTTCGAGGCCGACCTGCCGTCCATCTCGGTTGCTGGCACCAACACCATCGCCGCCGCACAGCAGGGCACGCCCTGATCAATGACCGCATCCGCGCCGGGCGGCGATCACGATCGTCGCCCGGCCGCTGCCGCCACCACCCAACCATCCCAACCCTTTCGCGAAAGAACATCCCATGACCATCCGTTTCAGCGACTCTGCCGGCGCCATCACCGGATCGATCACCGCCACCGCCATGGCCGCCGCCCTCATGGGCGACGTCTACGGCATCGCCCACAACACCACGACCAGCGCCGACAACGCGGTGCAGATGCAGATGAAGCGCATCCTGGGATTCCCCAAGGACACCGGCCACGCCTGGCGCGCGGGCGATCAGCTCTATTACGACGCGACCGCCGTCAAAGCGACGCGCACGCCCGGCCCGTACATCCTGGGCAAGGCGGTCGCCGCCGCGACGGCCGGCGCCACCACCGGTGATCTGCTGATCGATGCGCGCGTCGGTTCGTTGCTCGGCGCGCAGTTGGTCGCATCGGCCGCCGTCACCAACACGATCACCGAAACCGCCTTCGACAAGACCGTCGTCATCCCCGCCGCCTATCTGGCCGATGGCGCCGTCCTGCGCATTCGCGCGCAGGCGATCGCCACCGCGACCAACAGCACTGACACCCTGGCGCTGCGGCTGCGCATCGCCGGCACCAGCGTCGTCCTGACGACCGCGCTGGACGTCGCCAACAACGACATCGGCGTGATCGACGCGCTGGTGACGATCCGCACTGACGGTGCGGGCGGCACGATGGTCGCCTCGGGATCGTGGAACACCGGCGTCCCCGGCACCGCCACCGCGCGCGCGTTCGCTCTGGCCAGCACTGCGATCGACACCACCGCCGCGATCACCGTCGACGTCACCGCGACGTGGTCGGTGGCCAACGCCGGCAACTCGTGCCGCCTGGATCAGCTCGTCGTCGAACGCGTCGGCTGATTCCACCCTGACCGCACGCCGTGCGCGCGGTCTGAAAGGCGCGCATGGCGATCAAGGCGAATGACGTGATCTACCTCCCGGTCACCCTGGCGACGCTCGCCGGGGTGCCGGTGTCATTCGCGACCAAGGCGGCGCTGCTGGCCGCCGGATTCGCCTTCGGCTACCGCGTCAGCGGCGCCGCCGTGTCCTCGCCCACCTGGTCGTGGAACGTCATCAATGCCGCCACCGGCGAACATGAAATCGCCCTCACCGTCGCCGACGGCAAAGCCGACGCCGTCCTGCGCCCGCCGTTCGGCTATCGCTGCAACGTCGCGTCATGGATCCTCGACGTGGAATCGAACGACCTCGACGCGATCGCCAGTGCCGTGCTGTCGTCCTCGGGCACCTCGATCGTCACCGCTGGCATCAGCACCGGGCGCCTCGACGACTGGATCCAAGCCGACGACTACGCGCACACCGGGCTGGTCGTACCGCTTGGCGCGCTCAGCAAGGTCGGCCTGTCCGATCTCACCGGCAGCCCAACCCTGACCTGCGGCGCGAAACAATACTGGCCCACCAAGAACGCCGCCGACACCGAAGAAATCCGCTTCGTCGTCACCGTCACTGACGGCGCCAATCGCGTGGTCAAGATCACCAGCACCTGGGCCGCCGCCCTCTCGTTCAACGCCGGCATCGTCTTGGCCACCGCAGAAAAGCGGTCGTACAAAGTGGACCTGTCAGTCAGCAATGCCGGCCTCAAACAAACCGTCGGCCAGTACGATCTCGATCTCAAATGGCAGGCGGACACGCAATGATCGCCACCGCCGCCCCCAATCCCTCCAGCGCCGAGACCGCCGCCCTGCTCGGCAATCTCGCCGACGTGTCCGCCGGCCAGATCGCGCCGCTGTTGCCCAAGCGCCAGACGATCGGCGCTGCCCTGGCCACCGCGCGCACCGTGCAACAGGCCCACCGCGCGCTGCGGTTCGTGCCCGACGTGAACGCCATGCGATCCACCTATTTCCTAGGACGATAACCCATGCCCGGCCAGAATACGATCCCCCGCTATCCGTCGTCGCACACCACCGCGCACGTCTCGATCGCCACCGCCAACACCAACCGCGACGGCACCGGCACCGTTGGCACGCTGTACACCGCAGCAGCGACCACCGCTGGCGGCGCTGGCGCGAAGGTGCGATCGATCTCGATCAAGGCCACTGGCACCACCACCGCTGGCATGGTGCGCTTCTTCCGCCATGACGGCACCAACTTCTTCCTGATCCGCGAAATCGACATCGCCGCATTCACGCCGTCGGGCACAGTCAAGGGCGCCGCGATCACCACCACCGAAGGCGCCGACGTCAACGGCCAACTGTCGGTCGACTGGGATCTCAAGCCCGGCGATTCGATCCGGTGCAGCACGCACAACGCCGAGACGTTCCACGTCACGGCCAACGTGGACGTCTACGACGCGACCTGATGCCGCTGCCCGCCGTCAATCGCATTGCCCCGGGACTGGTCCAAGGCTGGAACGCGCGCCTAGGCGCGCCCGAGTGGATGTCGCTGTCCCGCGCGCTGGCGTTGGCCAGGTCGGGCATCGTCAGCGTCAGCGGCGGCATCGGTTATGCTGGCGGCGCTGGCGGCGCCGTCACGCAGGCCACCAGCAAATCGACCGGCGTGACGCTGAACAGGATCTGCGGACAAATCACGCTGCACAACGCCGCGCTGGCGCCGACCACCAGCGTCGGCTTCACCGTCACCAACAGTGCGATCGCCGCGACCGACACCGTCGTCGTCACCATCGCCAGCGGTGCCACTGCCGACAGCTACACCGTCACCGTCGACGCCACCGCTGCGGGAAGCTGTCGCATCAGCTTGCGCAACTACACCGCCGGATCGTTGGGCGAAGCCCTGGTCCTGAATTTCACGGTGATCAAAGGTTCCGCCACATGACCGCCACACCCGGACCTTTACCCGCGATCTCGGAACGCACGCAACTGCGCGTGCCGATCATCACCGTGGTCACGGCGATTCTGCTGGCCCTGGCCGGCGGCCTGTGGTTCGTCTACCAACGCACCGAACGCATCGCCGTCATCGAATCACGCATCGAAGACGTGCGCGATTCGATCCGCGATCTGCGCGACCTGATTCGGAGCAAACCATGATCCGCACCGTCACCGTCGTCGCCGTGCTCGCGCTGCTGTGCGGGTGTTTCCGCTCGGAACAGCAGACGCAGACCCAGGGCGTGCTGCGCGGCACGCTCAACGGCCAACCGGTCGAGCTGAAGGTGGTGCTGGGCACCGACACGCAGACCGCCACGGGCGTCGATCTGATCGCGGCGCTGCAATCGACCATGCAGGCCGTGCGCGGCGATCTGCTGGGCGCGGTCGATCGCCTGAAACCACCGCCGTTGCCGGCGATGCTGCAAGACCCCGATCGACTGATTGCCGCCATCGGCGCCGGCGTTCCGAAGCCCGACACGCTGCCGACTGGCACCGCCCTGGGCGGCGCCGGTGCCGCGCTGGCCTGGGCGATCGCGCAGACGCTCGCCGCGCGCCACCACAAACGCGACGCCGACGAAGGCTGGCAGCGCGCGCTGAACACCACGCCACCGGCAGAGCGAGCCTAGCCGTGGCCGTCGTCACCTCACTGACGGGCGCAGCCTGGCCAACCAGCGGCACCGCGACCACTGGCACCACCGGCCTGTCGTCGATCTCCGGCTTTACCCACGTCGGCAGCACCGACGTGCCCGCCGGATCCGGCGCCAATGGATACCTGAAGGGGGCCGACAATTCCGGGACGACCTTTCGCATCGACGGCACCGGCGTGCCGTTGCAGTCCGGCACCGAATACTGCATCAGCTTCTGGTTTCGCGCCGCGCGCACGGCGTCGGCGCTGCCGGCCAACGGCACGCCCGACACCTGCTTCGTTGTGTCGTCCGGCGGCACCAAGCTGCGCATCAATCACAACATCATCACGACGGCCAGCGCACCAGGTCTGTGTCCGCAACTCGACGAATTCCTAACCGGCGGCACTACCGACGGCATCAGCAGCCTGGGCGGCGCCGGCTATCCGGTGATCTCGTTCGACCGTTGGTGCCGCGTCGACATCTACCTCACCAAGGACGCCGCCGTCGGCGTCTTCGCGCTCTACGTCAACGGCTGCCTGTTGCAGCGCGCGTCCGGCCTGCCGACGTCTGGGGAAATCACCCTCGGCCAACTCGGCGCCGAGTGGCAGATTTATGGCGGTGCGGTCTCGGGCCTGCGCTGGGAAATCTGCGCGCCGATCATCAGCTACGACGCGCTGCCCAGCATCCGCCCGCTGCACACGCTGAACCCCAGCACCGCACTCGTCACGCAATGCCATCCGGTGGGCATTATCAATCAAACCGCCGGCGGTTTCTGGAACACCGCCGGCACGGCCACCGCCACGTCCACCGAATATGCCACCTCGGGCCTTAACCCCGCCCGCAAGCGTGTGGTCTACACCGGCGCCGCGTCGGCGACCTGGTCGCAGACCTTGATCGACCAGGTCGGCACGTTGCCGTTCAATTCTGGCGGCTGGGCAACGCTGGTGCTTCCCGGCCTGCTGTTTCGTGGCACCAGCGCCACCGGCCAGATCGTGGTCAAGACCACGGGCGGCGCGGCGCTGCTGACGCTCGACGTCACGGGCGGCCAACTCAAATTGGCAGCAGCCAACAAGATCGCCTGGACGCAGGCCGATCGCTACGTCGTCGCGATTCACTTTTCGTCCAGTGGCTCGGTCAAGGTCACGATCAACGACGCCACGGCCAACAACAGCGCGACCAACGGCGGCAGCGCCGACCTGGGCGCATGGACGCCGCAAGCGATCGGCGTGGTCACGATCAGCGGCGTGCTGGGCAGCGACGCACTCAGCCAGGACGCCGACGGCGTCTACGTGTGCAAGGAATTCGACGCCGTTGGCGTCGACTCCTTGTCGCAAGACGTGGCCAACGCCCTGACCCCGTCGCTGTCCATCCCAAATCATGTCGGCGCCACCTACGGACAGTTCCCGGAATCCTTCGCGATTCCCGACGCGCCGTGGCGTAACCGCCCCAGCGGGCAGGTGCGCCGATTCGCGTTGTTCGTAATCGGGCGCAGCGGTCAATCGCGCACCGACCTCCAAAACAATGTCTTGGCAAACTGGACGCACACGCGTGGCGTCTGCGTGGTCAACATCGATGGCGGATCGATCAATGACATCAACGCCATCGACAACAGCACCGCCGCGCGCGACACCATCGTCGCCACGCTGGCCGGCCAGATCGTATCGATGTGCACCCTGATCTTGGCCAGCACCGCCAACCGCGTGTGGCTAACCACGATGATTCCGCGCGTGCAGGGCAGCACCTACACCGCCACGGAATTGCAGGGCATCAACCTGTACAACATCCAGCTGCGTGCCCTGGCGCGCAGTCAGCAGGTGGGCGGCCGCCTGCGATTCTCAGACGTCGCCCTGGCGCAGGTTGGCGCCGAAGCCGCGATGTTCACCGGCGGTGACGACACGCATTTCAACGCCACGGGCGACGACACCTACGCCACCAAGATGGCACTGCTGGAAGCCGCGCTGTCGAACAACACCCCGCACCGATCCGGCATCGGCATCACCGCCGGCATCTAAAGGACCACGACCATGACCACCACCGGCCCACGCGATCCCGCCTATGGCGGTTTCACCATCACCGAAGCTGACACCGACTTGGCGACCAACGCCCGCTTTTTTTACGTCGGCGTCGGCGGCACGGTAAAGATCACCACCGTCGACGGCAATGTTTTGACTCTGGTCGGGATTCCTGCCGGCACCTTCGTGCCGATCAGCGTCAAACGCATCTGGCTGACCGGCACCGTCACCGCCACCAGCTTCGTTGGATTCCTCTGAGACCCTGATGTCGTTTCGGTCGAACATCCAAACTGCGGTGCGCAACGTGATCGCCATCGCCGGCGAAACGTGGCAGTACCGTCGTCTGACCAGCGGCGCAGCCGCTAGCACGCGCACGTATGGCACCGCGACCGACGTCACTGCATCGATCAGCCTGCGCAGCGCGGCCGAAGAATTCGACGAACAGCGCGGCGGATGGAAACGCATCGAGCGCGCCCAACTGGCGATCAGCGATGCGCTGGCCGAACTGCACCAGGGCGACCAGGTCAAAGACCCCAACGCTGTGTGGTGGTCGATCGAAGGCATCGTGCGCAGCGACGAACGATGCGGCGCGATCATCTACGACATCCGCCGCGAGATCACCCTGCGCGCCGAAGCCAACCGGCAGGGGGGTGTCTGATGGTTTGGGAAAACCCGCCCGCCGCCGTCAGCGCCATGCGCACCATGATCCTGGCCTGTGCCAGCGCCGTCGCCTATGGCATCACCACCGACCGCATCCATTACCCGGCGGCGGCGCTGCACAGCGACGACGCCACCACCGACGATCCGTTGCCGCTGATCGTGATCGCCGACGATCTCAGCGCCCGGCAACGCTATGCCGAGATCGGCGTGCCCGGCGTGCCCGGCGGATCGCTGACGCTGATCGTGCATTCGTCCGCGACCACCGGCCTGATTGAAACCTTTGCCGACGATCTGTGCCGCGAACTGCAAGCGCTGTCGACCGGCCTGCCCATCACCGGCGCGCAGCGCGTGCGCGCCAGCGAACCCTCGCCCGGACAGCGAGCGGCGGAGTCGGTATGACCTTCGACTACGCACAATGGAATGGCGGTTCGGACGAATGGGCGGTGGCCTCGAACTGGGCGAACGGCGTTGGCGGACCACGCGTGCCGCTGGCCTCGGACGACGCCCGTTTCCCAAACGGCCCTGGCAATTGCATCCTGGCGGGCGCCTCGCACTGCCGGGGCATCGATTTTCACTCGGATGGCCCACCGAATTGGGCAGCCACCTTTACCGATTATGGCAACACGCTGACCACCCATGGCTCGGCGCAGCCGGGCGTGATCCTGCGTCTGAGCGCCTCCGCGACCTATGTGCTGACTGGTTCCATCGTCGTCACCGACGATCAGGACTTCGAAGACGATTGCGACATCCATCTCAACGGAAAGGCGCTGAACCATCTCACCTTCGCCTTGTCGGCGGCACCCGGCATCGGGAAGAATACGGCCATCCGTTTCGTCGGCGCGGCGGTCATCAATGGCAACCTCACCATCTCGATCGCTACTGGCGCGCGCACGCTGGACTTCACCACCTTCGGCGACGGCACGCTGGCTGTCGGTAACGATCTGACCATCGCGGCGGCCAGCGCGTTGAATCAGTCGTTGGCGGGCGTCGCGGTCACGGTCGGCGGCGACTTCCTGTCTGGCGCCGCTGCCGACGCGCTCGACCTGGATACGCCGGGGACCTTCGCAGTCACCGGCACCGCCGTCGCGCACAGTCAGATCATCCGCAACTGCGATTTTTCCGGCGGCACCACGCTCGATGCCACCGACGCGTGCACCGACGGCGGCGGCAATCTCAACGTCGACTTCGGTGTCATCACCGAAACCGGTCCGGCATCCACCATCGCCATCGCCATCACCTGGGGACTTCGCCCATGACCGCCTCCATCTGGTCTCTCGCACCCATCACCATCGGATCGACCACCATCGGCGTGATGTCGTACACCCTGCCGCAGGCGGTGCTGGCGCAGTTGTCGCAGCACAGCGGCAACGAATACCCCACGCTGATCGCCGTGCCGGGTAGCAATCCCCGGCTGCGCTTTCGCGCGCATCTGCATGACGCGCTGAATCTGATCGGCCTGACCGTGTTGTCGGCGACGACGTGCAGCGCCTACCTGGCCAAGTTTGAGTCGTTCGCGCGGTCGTCCAACAGCGTGCACATGAAGCTGGCGCTGAGCACGTCGTGCACCGCCGCAGTGCAGATCGACAGCATCGGCGTCGATCAGGATGGCATCGCCTTTGCCGAATGTTCGGCGGTGTACCTATCCAACGATGGCGCCGCGCATCCGTTGACGTTGACCACCAGCAACGCCCTGCCCGCGCTATCGGCGGCGGCAGTGGTGCACACCCTGGGGCCGTCGGTGCTGAATGGCAGCGGCATCCCCGCCGTGGCGTCGGTGTCGGGCGACCTGAATCAGGAACTGGTCGCGCAGCGCAGCGACGGCGACAAATACCCGCGCATCGCCGCGCGCATGGGCGGCCAGCCGCGTCTGACGATCCCGCACAAGGATCCGGTGGCGGTGCTGGCGGCGCTGGGCCTGGATGGCGCCAACGTCACGTCGAACTTCGTGCAGTACTTCCGCCGCTTCGACGCCACCACCGGCGTCGTTGGCGCATCGTCTGGCATCAGCATCACCATCGCCAGCGGTCGCGCGCATCCCACCCAGATCGAGGCAGAACACGGCGCGATTGCCGGCCAGGCGATCGAAGTCATCGGCCTGTCGGCCACCAGCACCCACCCCTTCGCCCTGTCGCTGTCGGCCACCGTGCCAGCGGCGGCGTGAAAGCGAGCACCGCATGCGCATCGAATTCTTCTTCACCCACCGCTGCATCGCAGTGGCGTTCGCCACCAACCCCGACGGCACCCTGGGCGAACCCATCGCGGTTGCCGCTGGCGCCAATCCAGCCGAAGCCGAGGCGGCCCTGCGTGCGAAGCTGCCCTGATATGCCGGCCCCGGCCATCGTCTGCGCCCAGCCCGACGGGCTGCGCATCACCGACGCCGAATGGCGCGCGATCGTCCTGGCGTGGAAACGCGGTGGCCGCGTGCCTCTGGGCGACAGTCGTGTGCGCGCCATCGTCCATCGCCTGCGTCAGGCGCAGGCCCGACTGGTTTTCGCATGATCATCTACCGCGACACGCAGCACGCCACGCGCCGCACGCCGCCGCCCGGATGCGACGGCGCCGTCGACCTGGTCGAACGTCCCGCCGCTGATGGCAGTCTGTGGGCGATTGGCGACGGCATTCTGGTCGGCCCGGCGCCCGACCGCGCGTGGACCGACATCGGCGACGGCTGGCAGGCGCGCCTGCTGGATCCGCTGGACACGCAGCGCCTGCGCCGCGATCAGCGCCACGTCACCACGTCGTGGATCGCCGACCTGCGCGCGCGTCACTGGGCGGCGCCGGTGGTCTTGGCTGACGGCGGCGAACGCGCCCTGCGCGTGACGTACGGCGCCGACTTCCTGCCCGCCTTGACCGATGACCAACGCCACGCCGAAGCCATCGCCCGCGCCGCGCGCGACGCCTTGGTCAGCAACGCCGAGATCGACATGGCCCTGGCCGCGCGCTGGACGGCCGACCTGCTGGCGTTCGCGAACCACGTCGCGCCGGCCACGCTGGCCGCGCTGCACCTGATCGACGATGCGTTGGTGGTTGGCGTCCTGAGTACCGCCGCCGGTGTGCGCGTGCGGATCGAGGCGTAGATGGCCATGCGTCCGATCTCGAAGCCAGGCGCCATCCGCGCCTACCTGGCGGCCAACGCCGACGAACTGTCGGAATTCACCCCGGCCAACGCCAACGCCATGATCCGTTCCGCGTTGATCGTGGCCGGCGAAACGTGGGCCGTGGCATTCCTGGGCCGACGGTTCAGCAGCTACGCGTTCAAGCTGGGCTATCGCGTGCGCGGCAACTGGTCGAAAGGCAAAGCCAAACGCATGGGCAAGGCCATCCCGTTCGTGGGATTCACGCCGCCCGGCGGCGGCGCCGCATCCCCGGCAGGCAAGCCGCGCAATCCGCAGAAGATGATCACCGCCGTGCAGCAAGGCACGCGCATCACCGCCACCGCCACCGCCAATCGCCACCAGATCGTGATCCTGATCCCCTTCGGCCACGCCGTGCGACCCGAAACCGCCGACGCCTTTCTGAAAACACCGCCCTGGGAATTGGCACGCATCAGCGACGCCGCCGTACGCGCCATCGCATCCGCCATGGCCGGCGCCCAGCGCATCAAAGTCGCATCCGGCGAATGGCGCCAGCATTTCGACACCGGCACCGCCGCGTCGTATTACGCGGCGCCGCAGTGGGCACAGGCCCGCCGCACCACCGCCCATCCACCCCGCCGCACCGGCGCCCGCGCGCCCCGTCAGGTCTGATATGCCCCGCATCGTCATCGACGCCGACGCGCAGAAGGTGCTGAGCGAATCCGCCAAAGCCAAGAAAGCCGTGGAAAGCATCGGCGACGGTGCGGTCAAGGCCGGCAAGAAGATCGAGGCCAGTCTGGGCGATACCATCAGCAAGGCGGTGCTGCGCGTCGAGCTGCTGAAGAAGGTGCTATCTGGTGCCGGTCAGGCACTGTCGACGATTCTCGACAAGGCGTCGCAGTCGTCACAGTCAGCGGGCGGCCGCAAAGTCGAGACGGCGGCATCGTTTGCAGAACTGGGCATCCGCGACATCCCCAAGGCGATCGACCGCATGGAGGCGACCAAGGGCGTCGCGTCCATGCAGCAACGCGCCGGATTCGCGTCGGCATTGGTCGGCGCCAGTCGCTCGGCGCGCGTGCCGTTTTCCCCCGAACAAGCGCAGGAAGCCTTGCAGATGTTCGCGCGCGGCGGTGAGGTGATGTATGGCCAGGGCGGTCAGGCGATCCTCGAAGGACTGTCGCACGGCAAGACGCCCGAACAAATCCGCACCGAAGCCGCACGCAAGCGCCCCGGATTGGTGTCGATCTATGGCACCGCCAACGATGTGTCCGAAGAATTGGCCACGCAGAGCAAGGAACGCGAAGCCCAACTGATCACCGAAGAAGATGAACATCAACGCGGCCTTCAGACCCGCATCGGACGTGCGCGCACCGCCATCCGTGCCACCGATCTGCCCTTGTCGGTGCGCGGTCTTTATGAACTGACCCCCGACGCGCTGAAAGACGGGATCGGTACCGATAACGGATCGATCAAGGACGTGCACGAAGAACTCCAGGAACAGACCAGGGTCATGCGCCGCGAAGGTCGGCAACTGAACCTGTCCGCCGGCACCGAGAAAGCCCCATGAGCCTCGGCACGTTATCGATGACCACTGGCAACGGCGCGGGCCTGGTGCTGCCGTTCCTGACCTTCGCCACGCCGACCGGCTGGCTGGTCGATCAGTACGCCGTCGACGAAGAGGAACTGCGCAGCCCCGGCGTCGATGGCCGTCGCTATCGCACCGAGTCGCAGCAGTTTCCGCCGTTCACTGCCGAGACCATTGCCGACGCTGACAGTTATGCCGCTGCCATCGCGCGCGCGCGGCAATATCTGCGCACGCAAGGCGGCTATGGCGATTTGGCGGTGACGATCGATGGCACCGAATACCGCATCCGCCGCGTGCATGTGCTGCACGTCGCGCCGCGTTGCCAACCGGGCAAGGTGGTCGGCGCCGGTGCGTCGGCCGCCGCCGCCGCCAGCGTGCTGGGCGCGTGGACCTTTCAGCCGTTGGAATTTCCCGCGTGACCCAGACGCTGCCCTTCATCAACCGCGAACGACCGCTGATCCGCATCCTGTATGCCGACACGTTCAATCTCGGCGCTGGTCCGTGGATCGAACTGCCGATGGCGCGTCGCGGACGTCTGGGATTTGGCTGGGAGCTGCTGAAATGTTCGCGCACCTGCCTGCCGGCAACCGGCGAGGCGACGCTGCGTTTTCGCTATGGCCGCATCGACGACGTCTTGGTCGCGCCCGGCCAGGTCGGCGCGTGGGCTGGCGGATCGGACGACCTGGGATTGCTGGATCTCACCGGAAAAGAAATCCGCATCCAGGCCGCGCCGCGTACGCCAGGCACGCCCGCCTGGCGCACCGTGTGGTGGGGCCAGTGCGAATACCAACGCGATCAGGACTGGCCCGCTGCCGCCGTGCCCGCCGGCGAACGGCTGTATCTGTGCGTCGATGGTCTGGCGCGCACGCGTCGCTGGCCGATGGACCGCCACGGCGTTTATGTGGGCGGCGCCCACTATGACGACGTGCAGGGCCACCCCGGCTATAACGTGCAGGACGCGGCCGGGCTGACGCGGGGCAATCGCGAAGGCACCGAAGCATCGTACGATCCGACCGGCGACACCGACGCGAAGTGCTATTACCACGCTTGGCAGGGCGGCGCTTCCACGCAGTGGACCGATCAGCAGGCGATCGAGCACGCCCTGCGCGCCACGCGGCCCAAGGGTGAACCGCTGTTCAATCTGTACGGTTCGACCACGTTCTACAGCCAGTCCGGCACCGCGTGGGACATCAGCGAGACCGGCACCGTCTTCGATTTCATCGGACGCGTCTGTCGCCGGCAACGCGGGCGCGGCTGCGTCTTCGTCGAATGGGTCGACGACACCGGCAACCCCACCGGCCCGCTGTCGGTGCGTCTGACAGCGCGGCCGCAGACCTTGGCCGATGTCGTGTACACCAATCCCGCCGGCGGCGGCGGCGTGGTCACGTTGGCCGGCGCCACGACCGCCGCGACCACCAGCACCGTCGATCTGATCGGCGACCACCGCGTCGCGCACTATGAACTGGGCGACCGTTTCCAGCACCGCTACGACAGCGTCGAGACGGTCGGCGAACCGATCGAAGTCCTGGCCACGCTGTCGAACAAGGACGGCACCGATCTGTCGTTGTCGAAACGCTGGGCCACCGCATCCGAGACCGCGTTTCAGGCGCTGTCCGCCGACAAGCGCATCGACGAGGCGTGGCGCACGGTGTGGCAGTTATGGGGCCTGCCGCGCGACTGGCAGGGCAAGGCCGGCGACCACAACGCCGGCGCATCGGCGCCGGTGCAGCGCATCGATTACCGCTGCGACGATCTCGGCAACGTGACCGTGGGCAGCATCAACGACACCTCGCCGCTGCTGGTGTCGGTGATGTCCGATCTGCCGCTGCTGGAAGGGTACACCTACACCAGTGCGCCGGCGCGCAAGGACGGCGCCAGCGAATCCGGCACGCCGCCGCGCCGCCCGCCGTTTCTGATGATCCGCACCGACGCCGATAAGTATCTGCACGGCGACGAATGCACGCCCGCGCTGAATCTGCACGTCAGCGCCGACGGCATCCTGGTCTTCGCATCCGCCGACATCAGCGATCAGGGCGCCTTCCGTGCGATCAGCGACTACGCGCAAAGCGGACTGGGCACCGTCTACGACTGGCACACGCTGGGTCTGACGGTCGGCCTGCGTCTGCCACATCATGCCCGCATGCGCACCTTCGGCACCACCGACGCCGGCGATGCGTACGACGCGATCACCGCACGTCGCCGCCTGCGCATCGAACTGCCCGGCGTCCATCTGTGGGTCGCGCCGACCTGCGCGATCTGGGACCTGGACACCGCCAACCGCACCAACGCCGGCAGCCCCGGCCGCCGCGTCGCCGGTGGATTCACCCTGGGCGACGGCGACCACCGATCGATGGCCTTGCTGCGCGACGATCGCGCCGCGCTGGCCCTGCATCACGCCTTGGCCTGCGCGTGGTACCTGGCCGACCGTCGCACCGCGACCTGGACGCTGCGCGACTGCGGCCTGCTGCCCAGCTTCACCAGCGTCACCGACGCGTCGCAGCAGACCGGCACCGCAGTAACCTATCCCGTCCTGGGCCAACTGCTGACCACGCTGAGCGCCGCCGGACAGAACCTGGCGATCAACACCCCGATCACGTCGATCGTCTACGACAACGAATCGTGCGAAACGACGTGGGCCACGGACTGGCAGGAATTGGATTTCCAGTGAGCACAGCCGATGCCGCGCGCATGCACCGTGCCCTGGAAAACCTGCGCGCCCGCACGCCGCTGCGGCAGCCTTTCCCGGCGACGGTTTTCTCGCGCATCCTGATCGATCGCGGCAACACACTCGATGACGGCAGCACGCTCGGCGTCAAGTACAGCAGCAGCGAGATCACCAGCGTCCCGTCGGCCTACGATCCGACCGTCACCAGCAGCTTCATCGACGGCATCGGACGTGGCACGCTGTACCGCAATGGCGTGTCGCTGGGCTATGTGTTGGTGGTGAATGACAACGGGCACGGCAACGCGCTGGCGTTCGCGTTGTTCGCTGGCGACGTCATCGCCGTCGCCGCGCCGACGTTGATTCAGGTCGGTTCGTCTGACCAGTATGTGCGGGCCTACGCCCCGCAATTCATCTGATGGCCATCCCGCGTACCATTGAGACCATCTATCCGTTGGCGTATGCGCAATCGCCTGCGGCGTCACTGGGTCGTGGTGCGCCGTGCGATCCGCTCGACGAAACCTACGACCTGATCGATGACGAATTCGAGATCTACGCCTGGATCCAGCACCCCAAGACCATCCTGCCCTATGTCGTGCCGTGGACGCGCGCGACCGACGATCTGGGATTCTCGTTTCCGTCGGGCTTGGTCGGCATCGTTCCCACGATCGGACTGGACGACCAGCACGGCGACCCGTTCCAAGATCGCATCGATGCCTATCTAGAGAAACGCACCATCGCGGTCCCTGCGACGCTGCCGTCGGGTTACACCGCACGCCTGCGCCGCGATCCGTGGGAGACGATCGGCGCCGGCAACCTGGGCCTAGTCGGCAGCGGCGGCGGCGGCCTGATCTACCTGCCGCGCATGCGCACGGCGACCGGGCTGAATCCGATCACCTACCAATACGGCAACGTATGGGCGCCATGGACGGCGGGCGTGCAGCATGCGGGGCTGTCAGGCAACGGCTACGTGACTGGCAGCGATTCCACCGGCATTTATTCGCCGTACACCACCTGGTGGACACAGATCGAGCTGACCACGGGACTGCGCGCGGCGAAATATACGATGATAGCATCGAACGCGCCCGACCCATTTTCGTCGGTTCCCACCTTCGTCGGTACTGTCACTGTGAAAATATCTCACAATGCCGACGGCTCCGACCCCGGCGACGCCGCCGATGGCGACACCATCGACCACACACACAGCTTCAGCGCCGGCGATTTCACGCAGGTCGGATTCAATAGCTATCTGTCGTCAGAGGTCACGATTGCCGGCGGTCTATTACCGGCGGTCGGCACCATTGCTAAATACAAGGTGTCGATCACTGCGTCGCATTTCGTGATTTTTGCCACTGACCAATACTATGCGACGGTGGGGCCAATGAATCTCTACGGCGCCCCGCGCGTCGATATTCCATTCCCCTGGACCTACACCGGCGCCGGCGGACTGATCGCGCCGGGCGGGACGTTGACCTAATCAGCGCCGCAATTGTTCCGTCCGCAGATACTGCGCCAGCAGCGCGCGTACCCACGCCGACGGGCGATAAGTTGCATAGATCTTCAGCAGCGGCGTCGCGACGATCTCTTGCGCCGCATAGCGTCGTTCCTGGTCGGTCTTCGCCTGCGCCATCACGCGCAGCGCCGCATTCAACTGCACGATCAACCCGATCTCGTCCATGCTCTTCTGATCGGTACCCACCGTCGCCGGCACATCGATCGGCCGCGTATCGATCGCCGCCGCGCATTCCGCCATGAACGCCTCCTGCGCCTTTCCGCGCGCGACCCGCGCCGCCTGAATACGCTCGCGCAGCCGCCCTTCCTCATTGATCAGCGATTCCATCTCCGCCTGCGCCGCCATAAACCGCCCCATCGCCGGCGGCATCATCGTGCGCGGATCGTCGCCCACCGCATCCGTCGTCGTCGCTGCCGCTGTCGGCCCGGCCTGCGCCGCCGGCGTCACTGGCGCCGCCTTCACCACCGGCACCGGCCGCGCGATTGCTTCCCGCTTGGCGATCTTTTGCGGCATCACCGGCACGAACGCCTTACCAAGCCCGCCCACATCGATCTGGTGCCGCGCCTCATCGTACGTCCCGTCCAACGTCCGCCCGTCCTCCAGCACGAATCGCTCGAACGGCGGCACCGCCGCACCCGACTCGGCCGACAGCGCGCCAATGATCAGCAGCAGGAACAGGACACGCATGGCAGCCTCCAATGCGCGCACACTAGAGCCCCGGTTTTCCCACGCACGCACGAACCGCCCCGCCGTCGCTGCGCCCTAGCGGTGATCCATGGTGTCCCACAAATTTCCACCGATCGTCGTCGTAAACCACTGCCGAGACCGGGACTCGAACCCGGACCCCATTTCTGGGAGGGGATTTTAAGAAGAAGGTGGGGTGTCGCGCGGGGATGCGCGATAGGCGGTTATGCGGTTTTACCGGTGTTTTCGTTGGGTGCGGGATGTCGGTGGTTGCGTGGGAGTGCGCTCGGTGATCCATGGTGTACCACAGAATTGTCGCCGCTGATGAGGTCGCGGGCGCGGTCGAGACTGGTGCGCGCGTAGCGCAGGACTTGGCCGATGGTCTTGTGGCCAGTGAAGTGGGCGACTTCCTGCGGGGCGAGCGGGCGGTGCCACGGCGCATCGCCGCGCAGCATGCGCGAGATGGCGACGCGCTTGAGGTCGTAGATCTTGCGCAAGCGTCCGGGGATCGATTGCGAGCTGCGCGGTGGCCAGGCGGCGCCGGTGTAGGGGCTGATGAAGAGCGCGGCGGTGCCGGCGCGCCCAGCGCACAGCGGACGCAGTCGATCGACGGTGTCGGGGAAGATCGGATGCACGAGCTGGTCGCCGCCCTTGATGCGGCAGGTGACGGTGGCGCCGGCGAGATCGATGTCGGCGATGGTCAGGCGCGCGGCAGTGATCGGACGCCAGCCGTAGGTGATCAGGCAGTGGACCAGCGCACCGCAATTGGGACTGAGGGCGTCGGCGTCGCGCTGCCAGCGCTCAATGGCTGATTCGCTGAGCAAGGGGCGGTCGGCGCGGCGCTTGGCGCGCGGCGGGCGGAGCGCGATCAGCGTGCGCAGATCGACCGGCTGTTCGAGCGTCTCGAATGCCCAGCGCAGGACGGCGCGCAGGCAGGCGCCGCCACGCGGACTGCCGCCATCGAGGCGCCAGGTCTGCACGGTGGCCGGGGTGATGTCGGTGGGATGCGTCCAGGCGCGATCGGCGCACAGCGAGGTGATCCGCTTAGCGACGACGCTGGTCCACAGCGGATCGTTGCCGATGGCATCGCGACTCTGCCGCCAGCGTTCGATCAGTTCGGTCATCGGTAGGATGGCCCCGCTGCGCACGGGTCGACGCGCGGCGACGGTGGCAGCGATGCGGTCGCGTTCGGCGACGGCCTTGGGTTTGGTGGTGATGATCGGCGAACTCTTGAGCGACGCGGCGCGGCCGCCGTCACGCCAGCGCACCCGATAGCCGCCGCGTACGCGTTCGATTGAGGCCATCAGTCGGTCTGTTGTGGCATGGTATTCTTTGGCGCGGAGATCGGCATGACCGACCAGATCAGCATCGCCAGCCAGCCGACGGTCATGAGCACGACGGGCACGGGTTTAGTCATATCAGAGGCTGCGAGTGCGAACGCCGCCGGCGGCGTTGCCAGTGCGGCAGCGTAGATCGGCATTCGATAGGGATGACGCCGTCGCCATGCCACCACCACAGGAATCAGCCAGATTGCCGTCGCTAGGGACCAAGCGATCACGATCCACCGCACCATGCGTGCATGTGCTTCATCGTCGCGCCGCCGCTGTTCTGCGATTCGCTGGGCCAGTTCTTGTTTGAGCTGCTGCTGGGACTGTTCCAGTGACCGGTCCCATTCGGATGCGTCTATCGCGCTGTTGGGGATGTCTTCTGTTGGCTGTATCGCGTCTTTCCCCGGAATCGCGGATGCGGCTTCGCGTCGCCGCGCCATTTCTTCTGCTCGGTTGCGTTCGTCATCGGCTGCGTTTTTGGCATCGAAGGCGGCCTGCTTGCGCGCTTCATCGGCTTTGACGATGGCGTCCATCGCGTCGGCGGTTTGCGTGGCGGGATTGAAGTCATAGCCCAAGGCGCGGTACTGCTGCGCGCGCGTCGCGGCCCGTGCGCGTTGCTGTTGTTCGTTCTGCATCGCGGCAATTTTCGCGTCACGTTCGGCGGCGCGGGCTGCCAGTTCGGATTCGGTACGTGTGCGTTCGGCGGCGATGGCATCGAGCGCGGCGCGTGTTTCCGGTGGCAGGGCCGGTGGCGGGGCGTCGGCGATCACGGTGCGGGTGACGATGTCGGATGGGGCGACGGGCAGCACGGCGACGGTGGCTTTGCCGCTGGCACTGCCGCCGATCAGGGCATGCAGTTGCTGCTTGGCTGCGAGGTAGACGCCGTCGAAGGCGCGTCCGTCGCGCAGGGTGAAATGTTCGCGCGGGCCGTCGGGCAGGTCGGCGGCCATGAGCGCTGACGCGCAGAGGATCAGGATGGCGATGCGCATGGGGCGTCCTTGGCCGGGACCATAGATGGCCCGGTTCTGCGCGCACGCACGAATCCGGTGGGTGTCGGTGCGCCCTGCGATTCAGTCGGGCTGATCGATCTCGCGGCGCAGTTCGGCCATTTCGTCGTCGTTCAGCATGTCGGGGCCCAGGTCGGTGGTGTCGCGGATGCCGCGATACCATTGTTCGTAGCGGTCGAGCAGCGATTCCAGCCGCACGATGCGTTCGGTGGTCCAGGGATGGGTATGCGCGCACGCACAGGCGACGACGTAGCGCCGCACGCCGCTGTCGGATAGGTGCAGCGCGCTCGCCCAATCGGTTGCATCATCCAGTGGTGGCGGTCGATGTCCGGCCAGCACCCGCAACAGGTGGCGTTCGGTACATCCGATGCGTTGCGCGAAGGCGGCCTGCGCCTCGGGCGTGGCCAAACGTTGGCGCAGCAGGTCGACGGCGGGTTTCCATTGAGCCATGATAGGGCGCCGAGTGGTGTGGTAGCTGGCTGGCAGAGCCAGGGTCTGGCTCGATGTCGTCAGTATACCCGGCGCTGCGCCGGACCCTGGCGCGATCCGGTGCGACCTTCGACGCGCGTGGCCATGTTCTGGGTTGGGCTTGACGTGCTTGACGTCGCATTGCTACGATCGCCGGACTATGGCAGCACGGCAGAATGCATCACGGCGCAGCAATGCGCGGCCGCGGCAGGCGTATGCGGTGCTGGCGCGTGAGCTGCGTCGGTTGATGCGAGCGACGCGACGGGATCTGCGCGCGGCGCGGTGCCGCGCTCGGCTCAGACATGATTAGGGGCGTTTCGTGCGCCGGCGCCGTGTCGCCGGCTGCTGGTGTTCGACGGTTGCCCGGATCTCGGCGGCCTCGTAACGCAGCGTCAGAAAGGCCTCGACGAAGCCTTCGAATTCGGCGCGGATGTCGGTGGGGATGTGCGCGCAGGCGGCCAGCAGGCGGAAGCGTTGCCGGGTGTCGCCGGTCAGGTGCAGGACGTCGGCCCACTGGTCGAGACGGTCGATGGGCGGGGTGCGTTTCCCTGACAGGATCAGGCTGATGGTTGCCGGTGATAGGCTGACGGCTCGGGAAAAACCCCGCACCGTGATGTCGCATCGGGATAGGGCCTGCCGCATGAATGTGCCGAAAGAAGTCATTTTGGCAGCATAGAGGGCTGTTTCCCAATCTGCAAAGCCGCCTATTGACGTTTGCATATTGGCTAACATAACGGGCAACATGTTAGCCAATCAGCAAACACCATTTGCCGACCTGCTGCGCACCTGGCGCGCTGATCGCACGTGCAATCAGGCGCGCCTGATCCTGGGCCTGGGGTTCCACACCTATCAGGGCTGGGAAGCCGGCAAGGTGCTGCCGCGCGATCGCGATCTGGCGCACGTGGCGGACGTGTTGGGCCAGCCGGCCGACACGCTGCGCGCGCTGGTCGCCGCTGATCGCGCACGTCGCGCGGCGGCGCTGGCACCGACGCCGATCCAAGGCCATCCGGTGCTGGCCGCGTCGAGCGATCTGCCGACCGCAGGTCCAGGTCTGTCTGAGGCTGTCCACGCTGCGCAATCTGCCGCTGATCTGTCTGACCACACGCACGAAGCGCACGCGTCGCCGTGCGCGGCGATCACCACCATGACCGAGGCCATTCCATGAGCACGACCATCGCATCCGCCCCAGCGCCGCTGCGCGCTTTCCACAACGACCCCGCGATCAAGCAGACCTATCTGGAGCGCCTGCGTGCACACCGCGCGGCTGACGAATTGGTGCACGGGAAGTATTGGGAGAACGGCAAGGGGTGCGCCGTCGGTTGTACGATTCATAGCGGCGATCACGCACGGTACGAGACGGAACTGGGTATTCCGCGCATTTTGGCTCGACTCGAAGATCGGCTGTTTGAGGCGATGCCCGAGGTCGATGCCATGTTGTGGCCGGAACGGTTTCTGGATGCGATCGCGGTTGGCGCCGATCTGAGCGGTGTCGCGGATCGTTTTTTGGAATGGCTGCTGGGCGTGACGCGCGCGTATGCGCGGTCTGAGCGCGCGATCGCGTCGATCGATCAGGTGCGCGGCATGTACCAGCGCCGGATCGCTGGGGATAACCCCACGCCCCAAGAGTGGCGTGCCGCCGCCGCCGCCGCCGCCTACGCCGCCTACGCCGCCGCCGCCGCCTACGCCGCCTACGCCGCCGCCGCCGCCTACGCCGCCGACGCCGCCGACGCCGCCGCCTACGCCGTCGCCGCCGCCGACGCCGCCGCCTAC